CTTCCTGACTAGGCTCCTGTTGTTCTTGTTCTTCTATGGCTTTACCTTCAGGAATTTCTTTACCTGTTTCTTCTTCAAACCTTTCAAAGGCTTTCTTAGCAGCCAAGCTATCTATAACACTATTATCTTCTTCTTCCTCTAAGCCTAGCTCTACCTTAACGCCTGCTTCATCAGCTAAGTATTCTAGCATCTCTACAATAAAAGGTATCACAAGAATGCCTGAGTCTATTGTGTGTACACCTTCCATAACATTTGCTGTCATTATTGTTTCTGATAGCATGGTTAGAGGTACGCCACTCTCCATAATAGACACAGCATTTGCTGATACTTTAGGCTTAGTCATTTTATCTACGTAATAGTTAAGCACATCCTCAACCTCAGAGTATTGAGGAGGTCTTTGCCAAGGTCTAGCTCCTAGTTCTGCGGTTAACATTTCACCAGGAATGGGAGCATTAAATCTATCTATCTGTTCAGCATTAACTGTCGGCATTGAACAACTCCTTACGTTGGTTTCTTAAAAACTTTATATAATGAGCAACCCTGCTTGTTGGATCATTGTCCATTTCTTTTGGTTTCTTGTTTCCCATGAAACCTTTAGTTATGTTTTGGGTTGGGGCATCATTTAGTTTCCCTGTCTTGTTAAGATTATTTATTGCTAATCTAGCTATCTTACTCATGTCTGTCTCCTCTAAAATATAAAGTCCATTAATAGTCCACCAATAGCTGCAATACTGTCAGCATTTCTTTGATCTTCTGCCATCTCCATGTTACCTTCTATCTGCATCTTTGTAGTTGCAAGTGTAGTTAATCGGTTAAGCTCATTCTCACTTGAAGTCCACGCACGTTCCATTGAATCTCCATACTGTTGCCATATATTTTGATAGGCCATTTGTGACATGTTTACAAGAGCTTGTGCGTTAAGTTCATTCGCCCTATTGATAGCGGCAGTATCGCCAGTAGCTATGGCTCTACGCCATTGTACATTACTTTGTGCTATAACCATAGAGTTTTGTGCATTAAATTGATCACGTTGGTTTTGTATCTGCGTATTGAACTTACTTGTAGCATTCTTTTGCCCTGCATTAAACTGTTCCATAGCATTAGTTTGTGCAGTATTAAACTGTGATACTTGAGTCTGAAGGCTATCATAGAATTGATTGACTTGATTTTCACTACTTGCATTGAATTGTTTTTGTGCATTCTTAGCAGCTGTATCACTAAGTATGGCGTTAATAGATCCTTGTGCCTTTAGCATAGATGCCTGTTGCTCATTGTTTAGATTAGCCATGTCTACTGCTAAAAAGTTTTGAGCATTCTGTACTGCAGTCTGTTGTCTGTTGTTAAGGTTAGCTATGTCTAGTTGTGACAATGATGCAGCTTCAGCCATTACAAGAGCTTGCTTATTACTTAGGTTAGCAAGGTTCATTGTGTTAGCTATACGACTGTTCTCTAATGCTACTGTTTGTTTAGCATTAAAGTTCATGTTTGCTATGTCTGATATCTTTGCAGCGTTTACAACTTTAGCTTGAAAGTCTTGATCAAACTTCTGACCCATAAATCTAGCACGTTGTTCAGCTGCTAACATTGCACGTTGTTGTCTATTAGAAAGATTCTGTCCTTCAAATTTAGCAAACGTATTGGCATCAAACTTTGCCATGTCTACCATCTGACCAGTTAGGGCTGTCATCATAGCTTCGCCTATGTCTGATCCTTGTATACCTTCAGCAGCCAATTTGTTTCTTAGCTTTCGCATTAGAGGTTTAGCATAATCAGGTGTGCCGTTTTCAAACTGTTTACCAAATATTTCTAACTGCCCTGCCAAAGTAGCTTTAGCTGATGGATCACCTTGAGCTGCTTTTATTTCTTCAGCAAATTTGGTAGCTGCATCTACGTCTACAGAGCTACCATCTACCATTTCCCCATCTTCTACTTTACGTTCTTCAAGATCTTCCATCTTAATGCCCTCGCCCTGTTCAGCTTTTAGTTTAGATACAGAGCTTTCATCTTGTTGAGCGGCATCAATCTTTTTAATCTTATCTTTATCTAGTGTCGCACCTGTAACATCTACCTTCTCAACCTCGTCTTGGCTTTTATCTGCAGTATAAGTTGATGCTTTTTTAGCAGTAGGAGCAACCACATCATCCCCTTTGTTGGCAGTTGTTGTGGTAGCCTTGGGATCAGTGTCATCTAATTTACCTGTTCCCTCTTTTATGTCTTGTGTTTCAGAATCATAGGCTATCTTTTCAGGTTTAATTTTTTGACTGTCGGTCAGTGTAGGGTTAGTCGCTTGATCCTGCATCTGCTTTTCGATAGGGTTAACTTTTTCTACAGCTATTTGATCTTCAGGCTTTGTAATTTCTACAGGCTGTGTTGATTTGCTATCATCAAACTTAAATGCCCCTGCACCTGCACCGTGTTTAGTATTTAAATCTGAAGCAACCTTATTCTTTTCACCTGCACCTGCAGCCTTAACAGTTTTAACAAAATCTTCATACTGATAATCAGGATCACTAAATGTGTAGTTCTTAAAACTTTCAGGATTAGAATAGTCACCCCCTGAACCCTTAGTTGACGATCCCATTTGAGCAAGTTTATCTACAGCTTGCTGTTGTGTCATACCACCTGTTTGATAGCTTACCATACCACCTGCTTGTGCATATAACTTTTTAGCTTTATCATAATACCTATTTAATAGATGTTGTTTAGAAGGATCGCTTGCTAGGTACTCTTTAAACTTTGCCATATCACCTTGATAACCAAAGTGTTTTGCAATCTTATCCATACCTGTCTTTGATATTTTCATTTTTGTTTTACTTGCCATGTTTAATCCTTACTCAAAATTTTATCTAGCTTGTCTTCTACCCTATGCAAAGAATCCATCACTTGACTTAGATCATCTCGCATTTCTTTACGTGTTACATACTCTTCTCTAGTTTTGTTTAATAGTATATCAATACGTTTAACTTCATGTATAAGTCCTCGAAATGCCCACACTGCAGGAGCTATAACTAAAGTCAAGACGATGTTCCAAAACATCCACATACTAATTTCCATTAACTACTCCTGAATTGATTTTAAATACCAGACTAGCCACCCTAGTCCTACAATAGTACATATTAAAAATAGTATGAATACACCTTCAATAATTCTATCTTTTATTTCCTGTTGTTTATACAACTGTTCTTGTCTTGCTTTTCTAATCTTACCTTCCATGCCCAATAGCTCTTCCCAAGCTTTATGACCATGACTAAATTTTATAAATTGTTCAAGCTCATATCGTTGTTCTGCCAGTTTCTTTTTAGCAGCGAATGCTTCAAGTGCTTCTTGCTCTACTGATCCAAACACCTTACGAAAGATAGGTGGTTTTTTAGTTGACTTTTCTTTTTGATCTATGTCTGATGCTGCACTCATCCACCTTGAGAGATCTCCTGACATGGCTTCTATGTCACGACCTGCGGCAAATGCTCTCTTTAAACCTGCGAAAGCTGTGCTTGCTGTGGTCAGAGCAGCACCTATGGTAATTGGATCGAACATACTCTATGGCTTTGTCGGCCATGTTACATCGTAAATGTCAGAAGCTTTTGTTATATCACGTAGTTGCTGTCGGTAAGTACGCCATGCACTAGCATCACCACTAGCGTCTGTGATTAAATTAATATTCCAATCAGCTTCTTCTAACAATGAGGTACGTATAAATCTAAGATTATCTTTTTGTACATTGTCAAGGCTAGTCTGATATTCAGTGTCTTGTTCTGATTTAGTCTTACCACCTTCAATGTCTGCAAATCTATCTTGCTCCACCCACTTTTCTACCCAGTTATTACTTGAATCTTGTTCAACTCCATCTCTTACTATTATTTTTGTAGACGCTGAAGGACTTGGTTTAGGTGTAGGTAAAATACCAGTGTATCCTAGATCTGATAATATACTTACAGATAAAACTCCTCTAGGAAAAGATGTATTAGGATTGTCTGTTCTAATTTCTCTTTCCGTTTTAATTGTTCCATTTGTATGTCTGTATTCACTCATTACATTTATCTCCTATGTTGCTATTGCGTAAAAAAAGTATGATCCAGTACTAAAACTACTAGCCATTTGAAAGCCACTATTAAGTGGATCTATAAAATCTGTATTTGTAACCTCTGCTACTTTGTTATCTAAAACTAAATAAGGATCATTACCAGAAACAATACCTCTTTCACTATCCCATACATACCAACTGCCTGAAGCATCAGTTCTTTTAACAACAACAAATATAGAACCAGAACTAAATCCACAATCTACATTTGTACTTGATCCATTTGTATGACTAAATGTTCCTATTTTACTTATGCCTGTAACAGATCCAAATAAATAAGCTATATGTGATTCGCTACTATGGTTTACATCATCATTAGTTCCAACAGTAAAAACTGTAGATGTAGGAGAAGTATCATTCCAATATGTACTATCGTCAACAGTACCACCATCAGTATTTAATCGTAAATAATCGGTTGCATCTCCATAATAAACTGCCCAATCTTCTGATGAATCTCTATTTTTTATCCATATCATTTCTGGTTGTATGCCTAGATTATGTTGGATTGTCTTGCTACTTCCAGTTCCATCATAACTAACTACATCACAAAAACCTTTTGATCGTTTCCAAAAATATGTCATTGATGGAGCAGTACCAAAAAGAAGACCACCATTACTTCCTGTTCTATAGCCTGCGTTTCTATCCCCATAATCTAACATACCAGTATTGGCATATTCAACTTGCTGTCCACCCATATCTGTTTCTATAACTCTATTATAGCTTATTAGCCTATTACTTATATTCCATTCATTAGTAGTAGTAGAAATTTTATTTAGTAAAACATCAAAAGTAAAAGCAGGTTTAGTAGCAGACACAGTAGTAAATCCTACTCCATTACCATTTGTTACATAATTTGCATCAAAAACAGAAGATCTACTAGTAGGTAGTTCAGACATGCCACCCCTACCAATTGCTGTGTATATATAAGATTTACCTGCTTCCCAGTTATCTACAATAAAGCCTGATTGATTTAACTTTATATAATAGTTTTGAGTTTGACTACTTTCGTGATTAAGCCATAAATTATTCATTTTATCTTCATTATTTAAACCTCTAAGCGTATCTAAAACTAACCAACCACCATAGTTGTTACCAGTGCCAGTATTATTTACAGGTTTAGCTATAATAAATTGTGGTTCAAATCCCAAATCTACTTGACTGCTATCGCCAGATGAGTTTGTTGTAAGAACCCCATTCTTTATACTAGAGTTTGCTGCTGTATCATGTGCAAAAATATAAGCAACAAATGTGCCATTATTAGCGTTTACATCTGCGGAACTTCCTACAGTAAAATGCGTAGTAGTAGGTGCAGTATCATTCCATACAGATGAAGCCGTTTGATATTGGGTAGTATGATTCAGCCTTACATAACCTAGATGTGAATTAGTAGAATTTTGTCTTCTGTGAAAAACAACCCAATCGCTTGCCGAATCTCTTCTCTTTACCCAAATCATTCCAACTTCACAATCTAAGCTGTGTGCTATTGCTTGATTTGATCCATTACCTGTATAAGTTACAATATCAAAAAACTTAGGTTCTTTTTTAAATGTATGAGCAATAAATGAGTATCCTTCATATCCATATGAAGGACTAGCGTTAAGCTTATTCCAACCCGGCCCATCACTAGTAGAGCCAGAACTATTAGTTCCTATTGTATATCCATTATTATTAAAGGACTGTATATACCTAGTAGCTGTACCAGTAACTTCAGCAGGACTATTGCTACCTGAATTATGATCTGGACATTGTAGTAATTTAGTATTACCTCGTATAGTATCAAAAAAAGTCCAGTTTAGTTGAAGATCACTTTGGCTTTTAATCAAAACTAATCCATCGTCACTTGAAAGATTTACACCATTAGTAATTTGAATACTGTTTCCAGTTCCAATATATCTGTCAAGACTAAACTTTTCATCCACATTAGTATCTTGTGAACTTCCACTTCCACCAAAGCTTGCACTTGATCCCATTTGTCCTTTTCTATAAAATCCTGTCATACTAATTCCCTATGATAAATTTAATCCTGCAGTAAAGCCATAATATGTAGTACCTGCATCGTGTGTTAAAAATGTAAATACATCAACGCTGTTTGCTGTACCTGTTAATGTAGGTGCAGATCCACCTGCCCAATCGACAGAAGCAGGCCATGTTATAGTTCTATTACCACTACCATCTTGTTTAATTTTTAAAGTAAAACCATACGCTTGAGCATTACTATTTTGTGCATTTGTAGATGGTGGATTACTGAATGTATATGTTACAGAACCTGTAAGTGTATGAGCAAAAGTATTACCCTGTTCTAAATCTATTGTTACATTGCCTGTAGCAGTAGTATTAGTGGTAAGTCGTTCATTGTATGAATTAGCAGTAAACTCTCCTTGTAAGAAAAAATCACCACTAGCATCAGCAACCATTGTTTTACTTGCCCAACCTAATCCAATTAATCCCGGCAAATCATTATAACTTAGTTCTGTTCCTGTTGCTGACAGATTAGATCCACCAATTTTTAAAGACCCCGGAAACTCAATAGTTCCTGACGTAGATGATCCATTGTTTGTAGTAAATCTAACATTTGGAGCAGAACTATCAGTTGATGTAAATACAACATCTGTATAGTTACCATTACCACCACCACTTATGTTAATAAATTCATTAGCATAATTATCAAACTTTAATCTTTTTGCTCCACTTGTATGTATTTCAGTAATGGTAGGATTAGTTAAAACTTTATTTGTTAATGTTTGACTGCCTGTTAATGTAGCAACTGTATTATCTATGGCTATATCATTAGCATTAGCAGTAATACCTGTACCACCAATTACATTTAAAGTAACAGCACCAGAAGCACCACCACCTGTTAAGCCTGTGCCTGCAGTTACCTCTGTTATGTCAGCACTTATACCACTAACTTGTGCATCTACATATGTTTTAATTGCTTTTGCTGATGCTAATGTGGTATCCCCTGCCGACACTGCAGTTAAATCGGTATCTAAAACACCTGCCTTTAGATTGTCTACTTCAACATTTGACAAAGTATTGTTATCTACATCTATAATTTTATTAGTTAACGTGTCTGCAGATACTAGTGAAACTAGTGTACTACTAGCACCTTGAGGTAGCAACATAGTATTGGTAGTTGATGTACTATGAGGTTGTGCTTTAATAGTTTGTCCATGACTATTAGCATGACAATTAAGTTTTATTTGACCTTCAACACTACTACCATCTCCTTGAACTTCTAATATATTTGTTGCAGGTTTAACTTGTAAGTTACCTGATGCAGTAGTAGATATACCACTAAATACAGGAGTTGTTAATGTTTTATTTTGAAGTGTATCAGTTGATACAAGAGATACAAGTGTACTACTGGCTCCTTGTGGTAATAGCATGGTATTGGTAGTGGTTGTACTATGGGGTTGTGCTTGTATCGTTTGACCATGTGAATTATTTTCACAATTTAATTGTATCATACCTGATGTATTACCACCTACAGTACCACCTTTTACTTCTAGTTTATATGTGTATGGATTTACAATTAAGTTACCAGAGGTAATGGTAGAAATTGTATTACCATCTGCAACTATATTATCTATATGTAAATCTTTGAATACAAAACTTGTTTTACCTAGTCCTACAGTTGCTGTATTAGTTGGATAGAAAGCATTTGCATCAGTACTAAATTTACCTGAAGGACCGATGACAGTTATCCTAGCACCCTCTGCAGCTGTGCCATCATGCTTGTGTCCACTTGCATTATTAAATGCTGATTGCAAAGAATTATATTCATTGTCAAAGTCACTAGCATTAATGACTTTGCCTGTTGCAATATTATCATTTGTATCTTGTCTAGTATATCCTGCCATTTTTAAGTTCCTTATTGTCTGTCATTATTAGCATACTCGATTAATGCTGTGTCTAATCTATAGTTAGCTGTTGTTGTATCGTCTTCTATACGCAAGGTCAATGTCTTTCCTGATCCTATTACATTTTGAATGTATATAGTATCTAACTCTGAACCATACAACGATGTAGAAGTACCAAACGTATTACCCCCATACAGTATAGCAGCTTGTGTTCCTGATGCTAAAGTTATTGGGGTAGGTTGTATTACATCAGGACTGCCCTCATCATATTTTAATGTTAATGTACTATTGAATATACCAATAGCATCAATGTACAAAACTAATTTATAAAATGTTTTTCTAACTAGAGGATCAGATATTGGCATAGGAGGAGATTGAAAAATAGAAGGTATTAATGTGCCATCAAAAGTATCTGTACTATCCATTTTATAAATGTAACCATCATCATTAGCAAAAAGTATTAACTCTGTACTTACTCCTGTTTGACCCATGTATCTTGAATCAGCTATATAAGCATTGATGCCTACTATTTTTGCCCAACTTAATCCTGTACCACCTTGAGCAATAAATTTAGTTGCCAAGTATCCTTCAGCAGCTTCATCCTGTATAGCACCATCATATTTAAAAATCCTATACTGTGCTTTTTCTCTTAACGTAACCGCTTGAAATGATCCACTAGTAAAATTATCTATGTCTTTTTTAATTGGAGCAGATGCTACATCTAAATTAAAGTCACCAATCCTATCAGTAGATGCTAGTGACCTTATTCCATCTGGAGCCATAAATAAAATATCACCACCTACTTCAGCTATAGTGTCAGGTTCAATGCAACCTATTTGTGTAGTTACTGGCTCAGACTTAAATGCACCTGATGTGCCTGTTACTTTAAATATAGCCTGTCTAGTAAATAAAATTAAATTATCACGAAAGGTAACTAGCCCTGTTATCTCATCTTCGTATCGTGTAACACTAACCTGACCACTTGCAAAGTCTGTGTCATCATTTATTTGCATAGATAGTAGATTATTGCCCTTTACAAAGAATAAACAATCTTTAAACAAAGCTACAAATTTAGCACCTAAAACATTTGCAGGTGTGCCACTTGAACCTGATGTAATAAAAGTTATACAAGAATTTGCATTAGATGCACTGTTATAAAAGGCAGGGTAGTTAACTCCATCTACAAATACAGCTTTGTCTGTACCATTAAAGTTATAAACAACACTTCTTATTTTATTTGTAGAAGCTTGCCTACTTGCATGATCTCCACTGCCTACACTATGTGCCACAGTTATGGTACTAGGATTTACATGGTAATATATACTATTAGCTGATGCACTATCTAAGCGTGTTATGATTGCTGTATTTACATCAACTAACGTAAGTCCTGTAACTAGATTAGTTCCACCACTGTTACTGCTTATTTCTATTTTATTACTATTAAATTTACTATAGCCTTTTAACTTTGAATACCCACCTTGTAGTGATGGCTCATAGTTTTGTAATATACTAGCACTACCTACAGCCTGTGTACCATGTTGCAATGGACTAAGATTAGATATCAATCCACCTTTAAACTCTATAGGAAATGTTTGCCATGCTGTTGCCATTAAAATACTCTAGGGTTTAAACCACCAGAGGTACGATCTATAACAGTAGAACGAATATACTCATACCTATTAATGTAAATGCTACGCATATATTTAATACCTTCTTTAAATTTTCTTTCTGATAATTGGGAATTTTGTGTATCTCCTCTAAATTGAAAAGCATAGTACATTGCACCATCTACAATCACATGTCTAAATTCTTGTGGTACTGAGGGTACATCACTAGCTTGCTCTAAGATAACTGGATTTTGATAGTACTCATACACTAACTCATAGGCTTTATCAGGACAAGGTACAAATATAAACTCTTGACTTGGTGTACGTACTATATAGTTAGGTACTCCACGTATACCTGTAGAGGTATTATACTCATAGTCTATGTAGTTGTCAAGATATTCTTGATAGTCAAGTGATTTTAATTTTTTAGTTTCAATACCTAGCGTATCATTTCGTTTTAACCTAAAGCTATTCTCGTCTAATACTTTTGCATCTTCAGGATAAGGATATCGCATTACTCCTGCAGATAGTATTTCTTCTTCTTCCCTATGATTCCAAGGCCAGTTAAACTCCTCATGGTTAATGTGTCTTATAGAAGAATTTACAGCATCTTTAGCAGTTTGATAAAAACCTTTAGCTGTTATAAAATTAGTAGTTGTTAGCTCTACCTCATTTAATCTTCTATTAATTTCATTTACTAAGTCTAAATAATTGTATGCCATATTAGTTTTCCTTAATACGTAACTTTACTACTCGTTCAGATATAAGTCCTGTATCGTCTGTTATCTGTGATGTAATCTTATACGTTTGATTAACTGTACCACTACTTAATCTTAATGTGCAAACTGTGTTAGTACTATCCCTTAATATACCACTAAACACTGTTGTTATACCATTGACTGTGGTATTTTCTGACCCACTAATTTGTGTTTTTACCCCACTAGCATCGTCAATAAACCATAGATTAGATACAATAACAGTACCTGAACTTGTGGAATGATCATACCCTAAAAACCTAGACCAATCCATGCTATAGTCTAAGGTTTCATCAGGGTCTTTGTTAGGCCATTTAAACGACATGTGTTTTCCTTTATGCTGCTATCTTTGTAGTTTTTACTACATGATTTCTTGGTGGTACAATTACTGTTCTACTTTGTGTTGCTATAGTATTTGTACTTCTTATGCCACTTTGTCTGTAAGGAACAAATACAGTTCTACCTTTATTATAATCGTCTTGTCGTATTGCTGTTACAATTACATCATCAAAAGTTAACTGCATTGCGTAACCAGTAATGGTGATGTTAGCGTTGCCTACAACACTTATAGTTCCTAATGCCATAACTCCTGAAACTGAAGGTAGAGTTACATTTGCATTTCCTACTGTAGTAACTGTTCCTAATGCTGTAGTTAATGAACCAAGAGAAGATAGATCGACTACTGCATTTGCAATTACAGTGGGTGGATTAATTGCTAGTGTGCCTTGTATACCAACTAGTGTGATATTTGCATTGCCAACAATACTTACTGTGCCTATTGCACTCTCTAAAGCAGGTACAAAAGAATTACTAATAAATATACCAGTACCATATACATCTGTTCCATAGATAGATGTTGCAGTATCAATTGCAAAGGTAGCGTCACCACTTAATTGTACAGTACCTAAAGCCAATGTGCCAGTAACAGAAGCTAATTCAATTGTAGCAGTGCCTGATGTAGTAACAGTTCCTACATTGCTTGTTATATGAGTTTCGTTATTTCCTATATATGCTGCTACACTAACAACAGCATTTCCAATAATACTAATGTTACCTATATTATGGTTTAACGCTAAACCAGA